ATCAATGATGGCAGAAAGAAGCTAGCCGCCGATACCAAGTGCCTTCGTGCCTTGGTAACGGTGTCCTTGCCTACCAATCAAGAGACTTACACAATTACTGGTTCTGTGCCTACATACGGTGCAAGAGCAATTGATATTTTAAATATCACGGTAATCTGGGGGCAGACTCGCATACCTTTGCTACAAATGTCTTGGACTGAGTTTAACGCCAAGATGAGAGCATGGGTAACCAATCAATCAAGACCAGCCGCTATGTCGCGCTATGGCACGTCTCCCGGCACAATCTACATCCAACCTATTCCTGACCAAACTTATTCGTCTGAATGGGATATTTGCTATGTTCCTGTGGATTTGGTGGATGACACTACTGTTGATGAACTGTCTTATCCATTCACCACACCTGTAGCGTATTACGCTTGTTCCAAAGCCAAAGAAAAAGAACAAAGCTACGGGGAATCAGAGGCGTTCTACACACAATACAAGAATAAGGCGGTCGAGGCAATCAATCAGGTCTACACCAGACTGATGCCCAATCCGTACAACTGATGGCAAGTATCCCCAAACTCCCCGGTGAAGACAGAAAAGAACACAAAGTCTTTCGGGATTTTGGAGGGATAAACACGCAAGCAAACAGACAAGGCATTGCTGACCAGCAATTCTCTTGGATTGAAAATGTAATGCCTATTGGCTTTGCAAATGCCAAGGTTGTTCCTGCTCAGACAAGCACCTTGCAAACTCATGTTGCTACGGGTTACTACTACTATGCTTACAACATCAACGGTACGGCATACATTTTTGTTGCAACAACAGGCGGCGCAGCTTACCAAATCCTTGCTACAAGCCCTTACACAATCACAACCATAGCGGCGGCAGGTATTTTTTCTGGTACGTCTACTCAAATTGCTCAGTGGAAAAATGAACGTATTCTAATTATTGACACCAACGGTTATAAGACTTGGGACGGGTCAACCCTGACAAGCATAAGCAATTCTGTACTGTCAATCACTATCAATCAAGCAGGTACAGGCTTTACTGGCAGACCAACAGTTGTGTTTTCAAGTGGTACAGCGGCTGCAACGGCTACGGTTGGTGTGGTCAACGCTACATTGAGTGCCGCAGGCTCAGGATATGCGGTTGGTGACGTTTTAACCATAAGTGGCGGTACAGCGGGTACAGCGGCTCAGATGCGTGTAACTACGGTCAGTGGTACAGGCGCAATTACAGCGTTCAGTATTTATATTTCTGGCGATTACACGGCAATGCCATCCAATCCTGCTTCATGTACAGGTGGCACTGGCACAACAGCAACTTTTACTTTGTATTTTGGTTTGGTGTTAATCACGGTAACTAACGGCGGCTCATACACAACTGCTCCAACAATTACTTTAAGCGGTGGTGGCGGCAACGGGTATGCAATGACCGCAAACATTAGTGCTGCGCCGTCTAGCGGTACAACCATTGCAACGTATTCAGGACGTGTGTGGATTGGCAACGGTCGAACTTTAAATTATTCTGCGCCAGCATCATATTTAGATTTCAGCACTATCAATGCAGGTGGCAACACTATTATTTCTGATGAAACATTGACTAGCAACATCAATCAGTTGCTGACTGCCAACAATTTTTTGTATTTCTTTGGTGATGATTCGGTCAACGTGATTGCTGATGTGCGGGTGTCATCAGGGTCTACGTTGTTCTCAAACACCAACATTTCTGCATCATTGGGAACAACTTTTCCTTATGCAGTTGACCCTTATTACCGTGCCATTTGGTTTATGAACAAATCAGGTGTGTACGCCATGTTTGGCGCATCGCCCAAAAAAATGTCAGAAGACCTTGATGGCATATTCGCTTTGGTTGACTTTACCAAACCCGTGTCTGCTGGTACTTGTTACATCAACAACATTTTTTGTTTTGCCGTATCTTTTACTTACCAAGACCCGGCTACAGGTTCAAGACCCGTTTTGTGTGTTTACTTTGACAAAAAATGGTTTGTTGCAAGCCAAGGGTCTACGTTGAGATTTATTTGGACGGTCAGCATATCTGGTGTGGACACGTTGTTTGGCTCAGATGGACAAAACGTTTATCAATGTTTTGGTAATGNTTCTGGTGCTGTGTCTTGGAAAATGGTGTCAAAATTGTTTGACGATCAAGTGCCGTATCAAGACAAACAAGTGACAAAGTTTGGCATTGAATGTACTTTGCCAGCAACTGTGTCTCAGTTGTCGGCAACTATGGATTCAGAAAGCCAAAGTCAATCGTATACCTTGGCAACGACTTCGTATGCAACATGGATAAACAACTCTGGTGCAACGGTGTTGTGGACAAACAATTCAAGTTCAGTGGTAAGTTGGTTGGCTACTGGATACACATGGTTTAGGCAGGATGTGTCCATGATTGGACATTACTACGGCGTAACAGTAACATCAACAACGCCTTCATTCTTGATTCAAGGCATGATGTGGCAGTTTGAGAAACGTTCTCTTTGGGGATCATAATGACAGGCACAGTACAAATAACACCGGCAAATACATTTGCGTCCCAATCTGGGTCTATACCGCTATCGCAGTTGGACACTAATTTCACGCAAATTACGTCTTTTTTAAACAACCCAAACAACTACGCCAACTACTTGTAGATTCGGGTACGGCAAACACTTATGTAGTGACGTTTCCTACTGGAGTGATTCCTGCGTCATACACGGCGGGTTTGTCTGTGGTTATGAAAGTAACCAACTCAAACACAGGCGCATCCACTGTTAACGTTAATGGTTTGGGTGCAAAAAACATTTACAAGCAAGGTTCTACAACTGTTACGGCAGGTGATTTAACTGCAAATGCTGTTGTTTTGTTGGTGTATGACGGTACGCAATTTCAAGTTATTTCTGGTGGTTCTGGTGCGGTTGCTGGCGGTGTTTTGTATGAAAACAGCACAACTATCTCAACGAGCTACACCATTACAACCAACAAAAACGCCCATTCTGTTGGCCCTATAACTCTTGCAAGTGGTGTGACGTTGACCGTACCCACTGGCAGCCGTTACGTTGTTCTTTAAGGATTAAACATGAGTTCACTTGTTTTAACAGGCGACACATCAGGGCAAGTTACGCTTGCCGCCCCTGCTGTTGCTGGAACTAGCACAATCACTTTGCAAGCCGCCACTGCAACAATGTCTGTCAACACATTGGCAACTGCGGTTGCGTCAACATCTGGCACTTCAATTGACTTCACAAGCATTCCGAGTTGGGTGAAGCGTATTACTGTGATGTTTAGCGGCGTGTCAACAAGCGGCACGTCAAATTTTTTGGTGCAAATTGGAGCGGGCAGCGTTACAACTTCTGGGTATGTAAGCGGTGGCCTTGCCTCCCAAGCCGCCGCGTCAAGTACCACAGGCGTTACATCAACAGCAGGGTTTATTGCAGTTGCAGGCATCAACGGCGCAACGCAATCACAAACAGGCATTGTGACTCTGCTTAACATTACAAGCACTAATTGGATTGCGGCGAGCGTTACCGCCGAATCATCTGATGGCAACAGAACAACTGTTGCATCAGGAACATTAGCTCTTGGCGGAACACTTGATCGGGTACGCATCACCACAGTAAACGGCACTGACACCTTCGATGCTGGCACTATTAACATTCTTTACGAGGGCTAATCATGTCAATTCTTGCTTTAACTTCTGACACGCTAACAAGTCCAGCAGCCGCTGGGCAGATTGAATACGCAAGCCCAATCTTTGCCGCTACACCTATCGGCACACAGCGAGGCATTGTTCCGACTCAGCAGTACTACAGACTTGACGCCGCTTTTACAGGGACTCAAACAACTTCAGCGCAGCCTATTTTTAACGTAGGGTGTACGTTATCTGCAAGCACTGTGTATGAGTTTGAAATGGTAGTCGCGATAAGCAAATCTGCTGGAACAGTATCACACACGTTTTCAATTGGTTTTGGAGGAACAGCTACATTAAACAACATTGCGTATGAAAATGCGTTGAACTACAACACATCTGCATTTTTTACAGGTAATAATACTTCTGGCGCAAATGCGTACATGAACTTTGTTCAAACTGCATCGGCAAGTTCACTTGTGAGCGGTCTTACTAGCGCAACAGTGTTTTTATCTGCGATATATAAAGGCACGGTATCTATTAACGCTGGCGGTACATTCATTCCGCAATACACAATAACAGCATCGCCTGGTGGCGCATACACAACAGCTATTGGCAGCTACATCAAAATCAATCCGCTGAGTGCATCTGGCGCAGCGACTAACGTGGGGACATGGGCATGAGCACAGTAATTGATGGCACAGCAGGGATTACTTATCCCGGCGGAACAGTAGCAACGGTTGCTGGTGTAGGGGACACTCAAACATGGCAAAACGTTGCAGCAAGTAGGGCTTTGGGGACTACCTACACCAATTCAACAGGCAGGCCTATAGCTGTTAGCGTGCAAATTGCAGCAACAACCAACGGTACAAATAGTATTGTTGTTTCAGGGGTAACGGTATGTTCAACTGTTTCGTTAGCTAACGCAGGGATAGGTATGTCTACTATTGTTCCTTCTGGAGCTACATACGTTGTGGACAACAATCAAGCGTCTAAATCAATTGGTTTTTGGGCTGAACTTCGTTAAAAGGTAACCATGACACACAGAATCGAAGTCAACGTAGAAACAGGCGAAGTCAAACAGATTGAATACACGCCCGAAGAACAAGCTGCATACGATGCAGCAATAGCAGCTCAACAAGCGGAGACACCGCCATCGGAGACACCAGCATGAATGAAGACCTTGAAATAGATTTTGCCGTGCATGAGGCAATTTGCGCCCAAAGGTACGAAGCC